ATTTTATCATTTCTCCTAACTTTAATTTAATATGAGGAAGTAACCTTGCTCCATGTGGTTTCTGCGTTTCTTGACGAATTGTGTTAAATAATTGTTCCAATCCAGATTCGTTAGTATTATTTGCAAAGGAAGAAATCTCTTCTTCAATTATTTCGTTCAATCTTTCGTATGTGATTTGCATAGTCAGCATCCACCCTTACAATTTGTAGGCGGTCTCTTCATCCATTTATTTATCCAGAGATTGTGTCCCTGATTTAACTTTAATATTAATCCCGTCATCTCCCACTCCCATGTTTAATATATAGCTTGTGCCAGATCCAATACATCCAAGCAAAAATGCTCCTAATAAATAGTTTGGAAAAATTAATATATCTTGCATATAAAAAATTGTATGAACAAGTACCCCAAACCAAAAAGAAGTACACATACTACAATTAAATATCGGAATATACTTTCTTAATTTTTCAAAAATCTTTCCATAAACAATAATTTGTGTTCCGCCAGAACAAGCTAGAATAAATAAAATTAAATTTAGCATTTTTAACCTCTAAAAAATATTAGCACATTAATCTTTATGAGTTAAGTATTAATTAAATAAATTAATAAACCGGAACAATCGTTAAGATAACACCAGGAGAAGGAGGTCTTGTCGGATTAAACTCTTCCGGAATTGTCTTAATTTTAATGTTTCTAGAATCATCGGTCCACCACCATAATTCAAAATAACTCCTAGCCTGTATTTCTGGTATTATGTTTAAAGAAAGAATGTGGGAACCATCAAAACTGCCGTGCTTTTTTGGTATAGTGACTCTGCTTCTTGTGGAATCATAGTTTGCTCCGTCAATTTTAAGCCAAACATCCGCAGCGTGTTCAGCAGTATCAGAATTTATAAATTGAATAGAAAACTGGACGTTGTAAAGACCAGAGTGCTGAACGTGAAATTGACTTCCGCTTTGTAATGTCAAATTTCTAGAAGTAACTGTGTTGTTAAAATTAATTTTGTACGAACCAGTACTACTTGATGAAGTTTGTTCTGTAGTATCAAAGTAAACGCCATATGGACGAGGAACCCATGAAAATCCAGTAACAGTTGACGAGTCTGAAGATAAAAAAGAACCGTCTATAAATGGCGGAACACAATAATTTCCGCTTGGATAAACAACAGCGTCTGTCGTTGTATTGGATATAGCCACTAAACTAATCGCTTTTCTTCTTGTTGGTAGTCCTGGCATTTTGTACCTTAAACCCTATATAAAATTCCATAGGCTGTTTGATAAGTATTTACATTACCCTTTCTTGACTTCTGGGGAATCTCTCCGAGTTCTGTTGTGTCTTCTTCTTCTGGGTTAACATACATATCTTCTACGTTCTCTTCATAATTTCTGGAGATATTAATAAATTCATCTTCATTTTCCAGCCACCGCTTTGTCAATAAAAGTATTACTTGCATAACATCGATTTTATCATTTGGCGGATAGAAGGATTCAAGAGAATTTATTATTGCTCCGCTTCTAATAGTACCCTTGATTAATACACCCTTTCTGTCAAGAAACTTGAAATACCTGTTTTGAGAAGAATAAGTGTCAGAAGTTACATTGTCTTTTGGTATTGTAAATATTTTATTCTTTGATGGAATTATAACAATATCAATCAATGGGTGATCATATATTACGATATTGTTATCAAGAGTCTTCCTTACATTAAGTTTAACCTTAATGAATCTTGGTCCAAAGATGATCTTTATTTCATCCTCTTTTGGCTGCTCCTGCGAACCCATTGGAATACCGATTTCTTCTGGATTGACCCCAGAAGCTCCGATTTCCTTATCTGTGATTGTAATCGTAATTGCCATAATTTAGTTCTCTAGCTCGTGGACGAGTTTCTGATACTTTAATAATTTCTGTAGGTATTTTTCATCAACCTCTTCTTTCTTTATCTCAACAAACTTCTTTTTTATTTCAACAAGTTTGGACAATATTTCTTTGTCTTCTTTTACTTCCGCTACTTTGTGTGCAGAATTTAATTTATCTGAAATATTCTGTAGCTCTTCATTTAGAAAAACCACAAAATCAGTATTGTCATCTTCCGATGTTGTCATGTATCTTTTTAATAAATTCTTTTGGTTTTCAAGCAAATCTGAATATTTTTTGTTAAAAGCATTTAGATAACTGTGAATAACGTGCTTGTCAATTTTTTCGTTGATCTGTTCGGAGGTTTCTTTCTTTGAGGTCATTTTTTCAACGATCTGACGCTCCATAAGCATCCTTGCTGGAATGCTTGATTTTTGTCCGAAAACCTGTTGAAGAGTCGCAATATCCTTATAATTCGGAACATAATTTGAAAAGAACTTTGGTGTAAGTCTGCGATTCACTTTTGCGATTGCAGAGGATTGTTGTTTAAAGATATCATCTTGATTAAGACCAAGATATACTCTTTTAGCTTCTTCGAGTATTTTTACTGCCATTTCTTTATCAACATTTTCAGTATCCAATACTGCTTTGTATATTTTTAGTTCTTCTTTTAAAATTTTGCCATCCGAAAAGAATTCAACAAGAAGGGTTTTAACCTCCAATAATTGTTTCGAGTCTTTTTCTATTTTCGCTTTTGCGTATTCTCTAAGTAATGACTCGTATAAAAATAAAGTGTTTCGCTTCTTATTGTGTACTATCTTCATATCTTACTCTCCCATTATGGCTTCAAAGTCCCGGTCAAGTTTATCAATTTGTTCTTCTACCGATTTGTTATAATTAGTACTGATAGACTCAGCAATCCCTTTCGCTAAACGATCGGAGGTAACATATCCGAATCCAAAAGTGTTGCGTTTTGAGTTCTGTCCATACGCCTGATTACCGAATAAAGATTTGACGTGCCTGCTTAGAGGACCAGCATCCTTTCTTTTGTCAGTAACGGGTGGCTTATACTTCTTTCCCTTAGAACCAAGGGTTACGTAAGATCCATCATCGTATTCAACCTTTACTGGTTTATCCCCATCTCTCTGAACTGCGTTGTAATCTCTTTTGGCCGGAGCTTCTGGAGGTGGCGCTGCTAGTAACGGAGATCCGCCTTCTTCGCCCGCTGCTGGCTTTTCTGAGCCACCTTCAGCTCCTGGGGCTCCCTCTGGTCCAACTTGCGACATCTCGGTTCCTAGACCCCCTGGCGCTGGTCCTAAAGCCCCTTCCACCCCACCAGTAGGTTCTGTTGGAAGCGAGTCACCACCCAGGCCACTCATATCGCCTGCGGTTGGAGTATCCTGAGCAGAGGCTTCAATAGCAGCGTCAACTCTCTTGTCGTAATATCTTTGTCTTTCCATCTTCTCGAAATCTTCATCTGAAAATCCAAAGATTTTTTCTGAGATATATTGTCTTGAAAAGAATCCAAGACTGTTTGCGTTGGAAGCCACATCTATTTTTATTTTTAGGCCTTCCAATTCTTGCATCATCGCAAGACGAGAAGGGTTATTAAGTACAAGTTTAAAAGAAATAAGATCATCTCCTCTGAATCCAAGAGTATATAAATGGACAATCCCGATCTTTTCCATTTCTGCCAACATGGCTCTTTGTAGCCGTTGTACAGTTCTGGCAAAACGAATATCCTTTTGAGCCAAGGTTGATTTATCTTCCTTCTCCGATTCGGATTGGGAAAGATAAGCTCCTGGAATCTTAATAGCCGCGAACAGCTTATTCTTTAGATACTTGATATCATCAATTGAATCAATTCCCTTTTGTCCAGCAAGTGGCGTAACCTTTGTTAAACTTCCCGCTCTAACTGGAAGGAAAATATCTTCTTCAACACTCATCGGGTTGTATCTTAAATCTACTTGGCCGCTATCGTCGTTTACTACTTGGTGGCGTTTCATTGTGGTAATGACACGTTGCATATACTGTTCAACGTCTTCTGGAGCAATACCAGAAACGTCAATTTCATATACCTTTCTATCTGGCGCTCTTATTACTCTCGATGCCATCATCGCATCTTCAACAAGGATTAGCTGACGCCAGATTCGTCTTGCTGGATCTAAAACAGAAGTTCCGTATGGAGCATATTTATCGTTTCCAAGAATACGGAAATGCGAAACCTGCCAGTTTTCAAAAGTTAAACCACCAGCATTCCATTGAAATTGTAGATAGTTTGGGTTTGTTTCGTCTTGTCCTTCTAAACGTTCTATCTCTTGAGAAGGAAGACCGATTGCGCTCTTTACTCCCAGGACTTCATCGGTGTCCAAATATAGAAAGAAGTCACCATACTTGCACATGGTTCTAGCCCAGTTAAACAAGTTGGATTCGACATTCAGAGTTTTATAAAACAATGTATCGAGGATATTTTTTATTTCTTCGTTTGGACAATCAATCTTAAGAAGCTTGGAAACTTCTGTAAATGTTGTCATTTCGTCCGCAAAAATATCTAATGCCGAAGCGAGTTCCGGGTAGAATTCCATCTGCTCAAAGTCCACATATCTTTCTGCCCGACCTTGAATCGCCATGTTGCCAGAACGAAGAGAATCAAACGGGTTATAAACATTTTTCTTATATCCGAGACCCTGCAATGAGTTAAATTTACTGGCGTATTTATCAAGCTGAAATTTTCTTTCTCTTGTTGGTTTCTGTGCCCTAAAATTAACAATTGGACCGGAGAATAACTTTGTAAGCCTCTTAAATAAGGGCGACGTGTGATTTTTTGGGTTATTTCTCTGATCTGCTTTATTTTGATTTGCCATTTAATTCTCTCATTATTGCAACCACGAAAACTCGCGGGCGTTGTTATATGCTTCTGTCCACTTTTTTCTGTTTTCTATTCTTGCGTGCTGCGCCATTCCTGGGATTGACGACTCAAATGTTCTCCCGCTCGTGCTCAAGCCTCTAATAAAAGCTTGTCTGAATTGTACATCTCTTTGTGAAATTATTAAGGCCCCTTCCCGAACCCAACATCCAATTGCCAAAGACATTACCAAGTCGTCGTTCTCGCCCTTTTGAGCTTCTGCCTTACCGTTATTCCAAACGAAAGTTTTTAATTCATTTGTTAATCTTTCAGAATTAATTTTTATTGATTTGGTACGCAAGAATTCTTCCATTTTTGCGATAGCGAGTGGGCGCATTTTTACATTTGTTGAAAATCCTGGAACTGCTGCGGAATCATAAAGAGCCAACATTGGCTCAATAAATTCATAGCTGCCTTTTTTATGATGATATATCGCTGGATGTGTCATTCCCTTTAATTTTTCTAGAACGCCATATCCGAAAGTGTTGTTTTCTACAACTGTCAAACATAGACCGAATTCTTTTGAGGTTTCAAATAATAAGTCTGCGTATAATTCTGGGGCTACTTTTCCCTGATATTCAGCAACTTGTTCCATTGAATCTACGTCAAATATATGGAAAGCGGAGTTGTCTTCTGCATCTCCACGAGCAACGTCTGCGGATATCAAGTATCTTCTACCCGCTTCTGGCTCTTTCCAATACCATAGATTTCCGTCAAACCCGCCTCTTCTTATTGGCTTGGACAAACCCTCTTCGATCTCTTGGAGGATTTCGCCATCAACAATCGTATTACCAGAAAAATTGAAAGAACATTCAAGTTCTTGTGCAATTTCTTTCTTGTTCATATTTCTTGTTTCTGCATCAAACCATTTCTGATCCCTCTCTGGGTGTAAATCCCAATTTAACTTAATGGGATTAAAACTGTTCTTGCCCATTTCTGCATCGACATACATTTTATAAAACCAACCACCGGCACCCTTAGGAGTTGAAACTGCTATACAGCGTCCTCCTGTAGAGATAGTTGGATAGATACCGGACCACATTTCATCCATGCCCTGAATGATCGCAGCTTCGTCAACCACAAGAAGAGAAAGGGCTTCTGAACGTCCAGAGTCTCCAGTTGTGGAGGCTGCCTTAACCCAGGAGCCGTTACTTAATTCAAGAGTTTGTTTATTGTTTCCGTCAATTTTTGCAATCTTTAGCCAATCTGGGAGATTCTTATACATCATCTTGACTTTCTTTACCATGTTAACCGCAACACCAAGTTGAGTTGCAACAGACAACACTGTCTTTTCTCTGTGAAAAAGAATCATCCACAAGATAAAACCAGCAGTTGCCGTAGAAAGGCCCATCTGTCTTCCCTTAAGAACAATATTAAATCTGTAATCTTGGAATTGGGTTATACATTCTTCTTGGAATGGATAAAGCTTGAAACTAATAAGACCCTGAAGTGGGTGAGAAATTTTTACAAAATTATTTATAAAGTAAACGGGGTTTTTCCCGCACTTGATAATTTCTCTAATAACTTCTTTTTTTGTAAGTGGTGTACTCATGCCATCTTTTTAGGAGCGGATTCTGACTTCTTTTTGTCCTTAAAAAGATTTTTGTGATACTTTTCGTACTGGTCAATAATTTCGCTCTTATATTCCTCTGCTTCTGGAATCCCTGTTAATTCATAACTTTTATGCGCCGTAATTGATGTTCTGAATCTGGAGATTGGTTGTATTAAAACATCAAAATCTTTGACGCTCTTTCCACTCTTCAATTCTCTTTTTGCTTCCTTAACTGAAAGCGTTTTACTTGTAGCTATTTTGTATTGTTTCTTTAGGAAAGTCATACATTTTTCAATCATCTGCTCCACTTCATTCTCATACTTGCCTGCGCCCATCTTTGTTATTTCATGAAGCGGAATTTCTGTATGATAATTAATGGTCAGCTTACGAC